TATCTAATGCCAGATGAGGTAAGTGATTGGCTATTTGATGATGACGATGAAGCAGAACACCGTGAAGAACGAGGGCTTATGCTTGTTAATGCCTACCAATATGGATACACCATGGAAAAGAAGAAGTATAGAGTTCTTCTTCCTGAAAGCTGGTGTCGTTCCGAAGACAAGCAAAAATACTTTTTATTTGACACGCACATTGGCATAAGTTGGACTGAGGACAGAAATGATCCTAAAACTATGTTCACAAAGGAGCAACTTGGTACACTTGGGCTTGACCGAGCATACTTTAAAAAAGACGAGGTAACTGATGATGACGAATAAAACTATTCAAGTAGCTAACCACTGGTTTAACGATTCTGGGGACGTAGAAATTGTACTCTTGAAACCACTTATTGATAGAGAGCTAATCAATAACTTGTTTTGATATTCCGGTGATGAACGACCACTATGGGTACGTGGTACAACGTTAAGTGATGACGAAGTAATGGATACACATCCTTATAAGCAACGAAAAATGCAGTCAATTGAGGACGACATTCCTGATGATTGCTACACGGCTTTAATGTAAGGGGCAATTGATGATGGCAATTAAAGAAAGCCAAAACACGTATGACGATTGCCCTGTTTGTCCCTATTGTGGTTGGCGTCAAGAAAGAGCAGATCGCTATTATCCTAATTCTTATGATAGTATTTATGAATATTTATGCCAAGAACGCTATAAGACTTTTTTCACCCATGTTATGCCAAATAACTACAAGAGTGCAAAGAAAGTGAGTGACCTTTATTGATGAGCAATGAGACGAAGCAGGATATGTTCGAGAAATTAGTAGAATGCTATGCTGAGGTTTGTGATGCATACACCTATGAAACGGGAAGACCCTACTACTGTGACGATGAGCCAAATTATCTTGATGAATATGCTGCCGCCTTGCCAGATGATTTGCCGGAGATTCCAAAAGTGGTGGGAGAGATATTGCAGTCAGCACATGGGCAAGATAATTTGCTTGGCATGTTGGAAACGGCAAAAAACGGATACAAGCTTAGCGAGCCATTGGCATGGATAATTGATAATCAAAACATCTTCGCTACTGCATGGGTCCTAGGTATATGGCGCGTTGAGGAAACAGGAGAAATCGTGAAACTGGAGGAAGAAAAATGAAACGAGAGATTAAGTTTAGAGCGTGGGATAAGGTGCACGAGTGTTACTTATATGACGTACAGGGAGCATATGACATGCTTAGCGGATGCATTAAGTATGAAAATGGTGAGGATGCTGTTTATGACGAAGAGTGCTTTGCCGGATTCTTGGATAATGATCAGTATGTTGTCGAACAATATACCGGCCTGCACGACAAGAACGGGCGGGAAATCTACGAGGGCGATATTGTCAAGTACCACATGGTTAGATCGTATGGACATCGCTATGATCCTGTCACGCTTGGCTTCATTGGAACAGACTGGGACGTTGACGCAAACATTATTGGCAAGGTATCAATTTGGCCGTCTAATGGTGTCATGATGACAAGCATAATCACCGATGATCCGGACATGTTTTGCAAAGAATATCCTCTTCCTAAGCGGTGGCACGTTACACATGACTGCGAGGTCATCGGGAACATTTTTGAGAACCCAGAGCTGCTGGAGGGGAAACAATGAAGAAGCTAGTATCAGTTTTTGCAGTTGCGCTTATTGCCTTAGGCATTTCAGCATGTGATCAAGACAGTGATGTTACTCTTAAGTCAGAAACAGATGCTCAAATTGGCAAGAATACAAAAGTCGTTGCCACAAATGAGCCAATGAAATCAGTTTCTGTAGAACATACAATTGACTATCAGGGGACTAAGATTCCAGTCGTTGCAACCTACATGATTAATAAGAATCTTGCTAACAACTGGCACTTCACTTATCAATCTAACATTAACTTGCAAATAAAGACAGGCAGTATTCCAAGTAATGCTAGAGTTTTAGTAAACAATATTTATTCGGATGTATCAATTGTTTCTAATAAGGTAAGCACTAATGGTATTCGACAAGATAGCTTAGAACAATCATACTCACAGTTGCCTTCTGGCGGTATTGATGTCAATAGTGAAAACAGCTATTCAATCCCATTCCAAGTTGAAGGAATCAATGAAAATGAAACGTCAATGACGATTCTTAATGGTTATGGGTGGACAGAAAAATACCGAATCACGGAGGGTGACCTTAAGGAACATGGGGCACAAGGTGCTAAGCTAAACGTTGTTTGGACTTTGCTGGTCAATGAAGACGGAAGGACATTCTCTAGGACAGTTTCAGATCATATTGGGTTACCAAGCAAATAATTTTTGAGGAGATGCTTATTATCGAAAATGTTAATCACCCTGAACACTATAACAAGGGACTTAAATTGAATGGTAAACCAATTGAAGCAATAGATGTTATTAACATGTTTGCGAATATGGAGGGAGTCTCAGGGGATGAGTCCTTTATTCTTGGGACTGTTATTAAGTATTTATCTCGTTTCCCATATAAGGGTAAGCGTAAGGAGGACCTTGAGAAAGCTCGCTGGTACCTTGATAGACTAATTAGTATAGAAGACCCTGAAGACGGCCTATGTGAACTTACAGAGGATTATAAAGCCAGTATTGCTCCCTACAAAGATTTAGGACATATGTATACGATTAGTAAAGGAACCATTGGACAAATTAAACACTACCAAGATTTTAAGGACATTAAAATCTTTATTCCTGTTGAGGGAAAAGCCGTGTTTATCCCATGGGATGTGCCAGATTGTTTTAGAAAGCTAAGATAGAAAGGGGAGAAATAGCATGGCAGAAGACTGGTTAGATAAAGCGCTGGAGGGCAATGACAAGGCAAGTTATGATAGCTATGAAGATTGGGCAGCAGATGAGTATAATGCGTATGCTGAAAAGTTTATCCCTGATGACGATAGAAACTATTCGCAAATACATTTTATTAAAGGATTACTGGCAGGTACTCATGGCTATGTAGCAGGTGGATGCTTTAAAGATATTTTAAATGGTAAAAAGCCACGAGACCTTGATGTTTATTTTAAAAATGATATAGACTTTAACGAAGCTGTGGGTCTCTTTGATGGTAAAGTAGAGCAAGGGACAGCAAGTAAGAGTTATAGCACTAAAAACGTTACAGCTTATCACTACCATGGCTACACCTTAGAATTTGTTGACAACTGGCATACGGATATTGTTGATTTGATAATGCGATTTGACTTTAACGTTGATAAGTTTGCTTATGAGCCAAAGTTTGGTAACGTGTTTTATCAAGAGGATTTCTTTAAAGACCTTGTTATGCATCGTTTATCAATTTCTGGGTATCCTCCATTTCCTTTGGCAACCTATAACCGCATGTTCAAGTATGCTAAATATGGGTATACACCTTGTCGTGAAACTAAGGTACTACTTGCAAGCCTTATTAGCAAGTTGCCAGAAGTAAAGGATGCAGACTTTAGTAAGGATTTTTATGAGGGATTTGACTAGATACTTTTAGTTGACAATATGGCCTTTTCATGCTACACTTACTCCTGTTGGTAAGTGTATTTTTTATGTCAAGAGAGGAATGGTTAACATGTACAGGAAGGTCAACTATGACGATGCGGTGAATAATCGTATCTTTTCAGACAATGTATCTAAGCGGGTAGTAATTGTTATGCCTGCACATAATGAAGCAGGATCAATTGGAGATACCTTAGATAGTATTTCTAATTTGGTCACAGTTAAAGATACTAAGCTGAATCTATTTGTTGCTTATGACAACTGTACAGATAATACTGAGGAAGTTGTTAAAAGCTATGCTGATAAACTAGATATTTTCGGAATGGATACCGTTTCCAATAAGGACCACAAAGCTGGAGCACTTAATCAAGTGTACCAACTGTTCTTTGGAAACCATGATACTGATGCAGAAGATATTGGTAAGCAGCAGAAACAGTGTGTGTCCAATATTGTGGCTTTTATGGGGATTGATGCAGATGTCTATTTGGATAGCAATTGCCTGATTACCCTATGGACTGAGTTACAGCAGAAGTATAAGATTGCCGGGGTATCTGCTAACTATCTTAGCTTACTACCAACTTCTAAGTATAAAGATAGTAAGAGCACATCAATTATTAACCTTAAGAGCAACCATGGGGGAGCCTTAGCAAGATTCATAACAGCACAGCAAAATAAAAGCTTTGTTCAGTGGACTTTAGAGCAGAAACATAATGGATATATTGCAAGCATTCTTGGTGGTCAATGCACCCTGTTTCGTCCAGAAGCCCTTGAAGAAGTTAACCAACGTTATAAGCTTAATGGTGTTTACTCAACTGAGACAGATACTGAGGACCTGCTATTAACACAGCAATTACGTGCTTTAGGGTGGGCACCTCGTATTAGCGAGTCTGCTCGCTGTTATGTAGACAGCATGAAAACAATGAGTGCTTACATTAATCAACAAGTTAAATGGAGTACTGGTAAGCTTGACTATGTAACTAAGGCTGGTGTATCCACAGCCTATGCCAGAAAGATTTGGCGGGAGGAACTTACAATCTGGATGAACATAGCTATTCGGGTAGGGTTGCTTATTCTTATTCCAGCATCACTAGCTTTAAATAGGTTTAAGTGGTCATGGATTTGGGCATTGCCTTTGGCTCTAAGTATGATCTTAAACCTTATTGTTTCCCTTAAGGTTCCTAACAAGCGATTCATTGATGTCCTGCTTAGTGTCACAACCATTTCCCCAGAAGTACAGATTTGGTTTGACGCTTACGTCCACTATCGTGCATGGAAAAACTTGGCTAAGATTGACAAGAGTGATGGCTGGAGGATGCAGGAACTTGCAGAATCAGGCTCTCTAAAAAGTAGTCATGTTGGTATTATTGCAGTGGTGCTTTTGCTTATTGGAATTGTGCTAGGAGTGCACTTTGGCTGGTTATCTAGTGCCACAGCATTAGACGCTATTAGTCCCTACATTTCCAGTGGTTTTACGGTGTTAACCTACTTGACCCTGTTCACTACTTTTCTAATGGTTGTAAAACTATTTAAAATCCGTGGTAACTTTAAAGGTTGACTTTTATAAAAAGTAAGTTTATAGTAAGCTATGAGGTGAATACTTTGAACGAAAATAAGTTAAAGTTAATTGTTAATCGTTTTAGTAA